CGCTCCTGATAAGAAACCTCTAGCAAAACCTACTGATCAACCCTATAATATGAATATTCCAAAGAAGAGTCCTACACTTCAGGCTCAGACGGATGGTAATATTACAGATAAGAAACCAGCAGATCAAGACATAGCAAGACGAAATGCTAGAATTCAGGCAATCAGAAGACCTGCAGTCAGCAACTCAACCATTCCTTTGTCTAATACTCCATCTGTTGCAGCCGCAGAACCTACAGAACCACTTCAAAAAGCTAAGCCAATTAAACCTACTAAGACGAATAAAGTTGTGCAAAAACCTCAAGTTAAGACAGAGGTACCTGTAGCAAGTAAGACTAAAACAAAACCTAATATTTCTTCTTTTGCACAGAGAGAAGCTAAACGCAGAGTTCTTTCCGGCAAAGAGGGTGTTGGTCCAGAAGCTAATAAAATAAGAAAGACTTCTGGTGTTAAGCTTGGTAAAACAACAGGCACAACTATACGCCAAAAAAATCTTGGTGAGATGCTAACAAACTTTATCAACCAGAAGTTGGAAGAGCGTCATACATTTGGAAATGCAGCAAAAAGTTCAAATCATAGCACACTTGGTGAATTAGGTTCACGCAGGGGTGATGAGAAACAAAAAATGGATCTCAAGAGATATCAAAAAGTTGTGAGAAACCGTCTTGCTGAAGAAGATGCACAAGCTGAAACAAAACAACCTAAGAAGATCAAGCGCAAGAAGGGAACACCCGTTGTATTTGATCCTGAAACAACAAATCTTACTTACTAATAAATAGTTTAAAAGGAGAACTTAAATGACACTTTGGGGTAATACAGACAACGCATCTGGCAATAATAAGCCGAAGTATGCAAACACATCTAGCGTATTCGGCGTTTCTGTCACAGAAGCGGCTAATACTTCAGGTGATGGAAATAAAGTTGCACATTCTGGTTGGGTAGAGCAGAAGCTCGGCACAGGACCACTTGCAACAATCACAATCGATGATGGTGGTACAGGATATTCAAATGGATTCTTAACACTAACTGGAGGTAGTGGTTCTGGTGCGAATGCATCGTTTACAGTTAATGCAAACGGAGTAATCAATGCCGTAACGATAAATGCAACAGGTTCTGGTTATGTATCAGTACCAACTGTAACAGCAGCAGGATCAAACACTAACGTTGCTTCATTTACAGCAACAACTGGTGGTCGTTCAGGCCGTCGTCAGTATGAAACACTTGTAGCTACAGGTTCTATCACTGGCGATAATACAGCAGACAATACATACTTCCCAGGCACATAATAGATAGTGGAAAGCAAGAGCATGACTGATATTCAAGAAAATCATGAATTTATGGCAGACGGCAGAGTAGACATTAAGGATCCGCAAGTGCTTGTAGCACTTAATGCGGGTCTAGCAGAAGCTACAATGTCTGCTTCAATCACTCCATATACTGCATGGAGTAGAGTGCAGAAAGTTCTTGCAATCTATCACATTCATATTCCAAATCCTCTTCTAAGAGGATCTGATGGTAATCAAGTTATTCCTATCAGTCAGTTTGGAAATAAATTTGGACAAACGAATGATGGTGATACTGTCGTTAATGACACTTCACCATTTTCGTTATACTTCGAATGGGAAATGGATGATCGTGGTCTATTCAAAATCTTCGCAGAGATTGTAAATCAAGATGATCTTGAAGAAATTCTAGATGATTACGGCAGTGAAGTTGAAGAAGTCAATGAAGCTTACGACAAAGAAGAACTTGCAAAAGGCGCAAATGACGAACATAAAGAACATGGCCTTAGTAAGAAAGAATCTCTTAAAGTAGCAAAAGATCATCTCACAAAAGTAGATGATCACTACTATTCTAAGCTTGATAAGATCGGATTAGAAGAAATGAAGATCGATCCAAAAGTGATGCAAAAAGTTATTGATCGTCGTAAGAAAAAAGCTTATTCAGGTAAAGATCCTAAAAAGAATGCAGCAAACATTGAGCTTATGAAAAAGCTTATGTATGCGAGAGATAGAATTATGGATAAGCACTATCCTGAAGGTTCTGATAAAGAATGGCGCGATGACATGCAGAAGCGCGAAGATGAAAGATTTAATCGGAAATAATGATTACAGATTTAAATGATGATAATTTCTTGATTTTTGCGATGAAAGCTTATGATAGACCTAACGTTCTAATGTCAGAATTTGAAGAAGACATAAACAGAATTAAGTATGTCAAAAGACTAGTAAAACGATACAGAATTAACGGTGAGTTAAAAGAAAGACTGATACTGAACCACATCATCATTTTAGGAAATGTATTCGGTGTTGAAGCAACGGTAAGAATGCTGTTTCTCAAACTTGATCCAGAAGACTACACGATACTTAAAACATTTCTACTTTATTTGAACTATATGCCTAAATTCGTATCTGTCATTAATGGACATAACATACACTCTAGCGATATCTCTATAGATGTGTTTGTAGGTAAACGACTTAGAGATATTTAAAATTATTCATATCATCGATGGCATAGCCATCATACACTGTTGTCAAGAGGCTGTCAAGAAGAAAATGAATATCAAAGAAGAAGCACCAACAACGAGCGTAGCAAGTGGCGCAATGGAAATGCTTCCAGTAGTACGTAAACGTGGAAAATTTGCAGGCAACAAGACTGTTATTCTCGCGCGTGAGACATTCAATTCCCTTCGTGTAGCCAGATCAAAGCATAAGCACTGGCGCAAATATCTCAAAGACGATCCTATGTTTGAGGAAGTGAGGCAGATTGCCTATTCCACAAAGGGTCCAATTGTTGTAGAATGTGACACAACGGGTGCTTGCATGTTTGTCCGTTTTGGTGAAGGAGATTCCCTCTTTGAAGCAGTAGAAAACAATGTTGGAAATACAAAAGAGTGGAAGTCCGCTCTTGGTGATGCTGGTAAAGATGCTCCAACTCTTCGTAGAGATGTAAAGAATAATTACGGTAAAGAGAGTTATCTCGGATCATTGAAAGGACATCATGTTCGCAAAACAGTAGAAGGTAGTATCACTTCATATCATTTGCAACATCCTGAAACGAGAGAAATTACACACTCAGTAAACGGTCGTCTAAGAAACGGTGTTCTAAAAATCTATGGTGCAGCATCTACGGGCAACTCACCAATCAAAATGCATCACTTTTACCATCATCTCCTAAAAAAGCATTTGAAGGCTGTTGAGAGTGATAGTCAATCTGCAGGCGCTATAAGCATGTGGCAGAGACTAGCAAAAGAGCGTGGAGTGTCTGTTCATGGACACGTTGATGGTAAAGCAGTAAATGTTGATCCCCAAGATACTTCAGAAACACACGCAAAAAGAGACGATAAAACACCCGGTAGCGGTAAGATTAGAAGAATGAGAATGGTAGCATCATATCATAAGAAAGGTGCCAAAAAACTATGACAAACTGGCCATTACAGCGCGAATGTGATTCCTTCTATGGTAATCCACGCGGCAAGAATGTAACACAACCATCAGCGAAGTGGGAATCAGCATATCTGGTTCCATTTAAACCACCATTTCGAATCACATATGCTGGTAAGCATGTTGCTCAATTCAAAGTCAATAAGAACTGTCTAGTTGGTTTTCAAGAAGCATTCAATAACTTGCTTAAGGCCGCAGGCGGTAAGCAGAAGACTTTAGATCACTGGGGCGTATCAATCTTTGCTGGCTGTTACAACTATCGCTTGATGCGTGGTGGTAACAGTCTATCAATGCACTCATGGGGTTGCGCTATCGACCTCGATCCTGCTAACAATTCACTCTCAGATAATACTCCACGTTTTGCTCAGTTCCCAGAAGTTCTGGATGCATGGTCAAGAACAGGTGCATTATGGGGCGGTGATTGGGATGGCGATAAGGACACATTAGATGAACGTCGTTGTGATGGAATGCATTGGCAGTTTGCTAGACTAAGATGAAAGAAGATCCTTGGCTGAAGACATATTGGAGACCGGCAATTGCATGGCAGTATTTGATTGTATGCGTTTGCGACTTCATTATATTTCCTTCGGTATTCATGTATATTGTTAGAGAGCCGTGGGATCCTATTACACTAAAAGAGGGTGGATTCTATCATCTGGCCATGGCAGCAATTATAGGTGTTGCAGCATGGACAAGAGGTCAAGAGAAGATTGTTCAATTGATGGATGGTAGTGAAGAAGTACAGAAGACAACTACAACCATGACGCCCACACAGACTAAACGAGGTAAATAATGTTAGCAATTTTATCCTTACTATCACCACTTTTTGGTATTTTAGGAAGCCTTTTACCTTCCGTTGTGAAAATATTTGAGCGTAAGCAGGAGATTAAATATGAACTTGATATGGCAAAGATTACCGCTGAGGCAGGGAAGTACACTGCCGAAGTACAGTATGATATTGAGGCTATCAAGGCTAATGCTATCGAGAGACAATCTCTTTATGATCATGATAAGTCTCTTGATGGTGGAAAGTTTATTAACGCACTACGCGCTTCTATTCGCCCCATCATCACTTATTCATTCTTTCTTCTTTTCGTTGCAGTAAAAACTGCCGCAGCATACGTAATGATCAAGAATGGTCAAGATATACCAACCATGCTTGACGCTGTATGGGACGTTGATACAATGTCGCTGTTCTCAACCATAATCGCATTCTGGTTTGGTAGTCGTGTTATGGAAAAACAGAGCAGAATTAATGCTGTCGTTTCTTCGTCACAACCACAAATCATAGTAAAAACTAAAGTGCCTACACAACCACAACCACTTCCATCAAAGCCAAAAAGACCGGCAGGGATGGGAAGAGATAAATAAAAAAGGAGTGGTAAAATGTCTGATGATATAGAAAATAAAATAGAAATTGAATTATTGAAAAAAGATGTGGTTACAATGTCGGCACTTCTTACGAAGTTCGATGCCGCACTTGATAAGATGCAAGAAATTGCATCAAGTCTGTCTCGAATGGTATCTTTGCAAGAGCAGAGACTTGAAGTACAAGAAATAGCTACAAAAGAATTGCAAAGCGTGCTGGAAATGAGAAGAATAGAAAACAATCAAGAAATAAAAGACTTACATTCAAGAATTACTACGATCAATAGAGAACTAACAGAAAAGATAACAGAAACAGAAAAGACCATTCTTACCGAAATTCAAACACTACATGCTGAATTGAAAACCGATCATAAAAGTATTGGAACTAGACTTTCAAGCATTGAATTATGGAAATATGGAGTTGCTGCTATAGTTGCAGTTATGATATTCTTAGTTACTAGGAACGCAATTAATATTGACAATTTGTTTAAATAAAATGAGAACTTTTCTACAACATCTCGTTGAAAATAAAGAAGTTGAAAAAGAACTTCCTAATTCACGAGGTGTACTTATTCATGGCAGCAAGTTGTTTGTTGGGGTCAGCCATGGTACACCACCAGAACTGACACCGCAAGTTCATGCTATGGTCAAGCACCATATTAAACAATACGGACATTGGAATGAAGGTGATGGCGGTGATGCAAAAGTCACACGCAACATTACTGGAAAAGCTAAAGCTCATGGATCATTTGATACGGATATGATCGACAAGGCCTTATATACCGATAAGAAGGGTAGACGCTTTCTTGCTCCACATCACATATCAAATCTATTTGGTAATTTGCCTAAAAGTCCACAAGAAGCAGGTGTTATAAATCATCTGACTAATCCGAATATGACACTAAGAGATTCTGTTGTCGCAAATCATGAAAAGATTTTCGGATCAAGAGCATCACCAGAAAACATTGACACGTTCTTTAAGCAAGCAGGTCCTCACTTTGAAAGAATGTCACAAAAGCCTGCAGATCAACGCAATGTGCAGAGATTTATTCGTAGAGGTACTAAAGATGGTTGGAAGGGTAATGAGAACCCAGATACTGGTGTAGGTAATATGATTAGACAAGCTCAACTCGAAAGAGAAAACTATCTTTTAGATAAGGCGCCACCGGGTGTATATTTTATCGGTTCAGGACATTTGCCGTCAATGTCAGAAACAGTCAGAAGCAGAGGAATTAAACCTCGTTTGATTGGCGGCTCTCACGCTCACTTATAGGGAAATCAAAAATGGACATTAGAGAAAATTTTTACAACAGACTACATGAAGCAAGAAATCCTGAATTAAAGAAACTTATTAGAAATTATGCAGGCCATAAAGCCGCCGCTTATGATTCTGGCGATTCTGGAGATGATGAAAGTATGGATCATCATGAAGATGAGGCCAAAAAGATATTGAAGGTTATCAAAAAGAATCATGGACATGAAGCTGCTAATCATGCAGAGATGTCTGCCGACTCAAATATTTTTGGAACAGAGCGCAAACGCGCACGAAGACCCGACTCTCTAGAAGGCGGACTAAGAGCAAATTTCCGTAAAGACCTAACTAAAAAGGGTGTAATCCCTAAGAATACACAAAAGGCCATGCAGGGAGTTGCGGCTTCCGGTGAAGGTAAATTAAAGAGAAAAATTAGCAAACCTAAAGGTATTATACCTGAAGAAACTCTTAACGAACTCCGCGGTAAGTCCAGTCTTTCGGATGATGAAAGAAAGGAACTTAAAGATCGTATCCGTAAAAAGCACGGCAAAGCATGGAACGACACGATAGATATTAGAAAAGAAAAGAAGTCCTCTGGTCCAGCTGATACCAGAGATATGGACAAATTGAGAGATCGTCTAGCCAGAATGTATAACAAGTTAGACAAGTAACCGTTGACTTTTTAAATCCACCTGATATAATGCCATCTATGTAACATTAGGTGGCATTATGTCTTTGTATATTGATCGGAAATACATATCTCTCGTTTCCACTAAACTTGAACGCTTCAAGCAGAAGTCGGAATTTCTCTGGAACTTCCGTTGCCCTATCTGCGGAGATTCCCATAAGAATAAGTTGAAGACGCGCGGCTATTTCTACCGCCGCAAGTCTGATCTATTCTTTACATGTCATAATTGCGGAACAAGTCTATCGATTGGTAGCTTTCTAAAGACGATTGATCCGTCACTATATCGTGAGTATCAATTGGAACGATTCAAGAATGAATCGACGGGAAACGTTCCAAAACCAGATTTCACTTTAGTGAAGACGAAGCCCATATTCAAGACCGCAATCGATCTTCCTACAATAGCATCCTTACCGAACGAACATATCGCAAAGCGTTATTTGCTTGAGCGAAAGATTCCGCGTGAAAAACTGAGTGATATATACTATGCTGAGAACTTCAAATCATTCGTGAAAGAAGTTCTGCCAGATTATGATAAATCTTTATATGATGAATCTCGTATTGTATTCCCGTTCTACGACAAAGAAAAGAAACTGTTAGGTTTTCAAGGTCGTGCAATCGGTAATAGCAAAATCAAATACATCACAATCAAATTGGAAGAAGACGGCAAAAAGTTGTTTGGAGCGGATCGTGTAGATATTTCCAAACGCATCTATGTTGTCGAAGGTCCTATTGATTCTATGTTCTTACAGAATTCACTTGCAACAATGGATGCTTCGTTGTATAATATTACTCTTTTGTTCGGTAATCATGATTACGTGTTCATTCATGATAATGAGCCACGAAATGCTGCGATTGTAAAGCAAATGAGTAAGACAATTAGTCACGGTAAAAATATTTTTATTTGGCCTCAAGGTGTAGCTGCGAAAGACATAAACGACTGGATCCTGATGGGAACGACAGCCTCAGAGATTCAGCGTATTATAGATACTAACACGTTCGCTGATCTAAGGGCAAAGCTGGAGTTTGAGAGATGGAAAAAGGTGTAGTTAGAAAGTTTCGTAAGAAGCCTGTAACAATTGAAGCAATGCAATTAACAGATGCAAAATCTGTTTTAGATATCGAAGAATGGATGGACAGTAGTGATACTGGTTATAGCACATCACCACCTACAATTTGGATCAAGACAAAAGAAGGCATCATGGAAGCATCTGCTGGCGATTGGGTAATCAAAGGCGTTGAAGGTGAGTTTTATCCTTGCAAGCCAGCAATTTTTATCAAGACATATCAGGAAGTATAATTATGAATAGTGTGAAGTTGATCGGCATGACACAGCCGACTATTTTTATGGCCAATATGAATGATCTGCCTGAAAAAGCAAGTGATATTCCTAACATGACCGCAGAACAGTTGATTGCTTACTGTGCCCGCGTATCTAATCCTGCTAATCAGGACAATCCAGATAGCGAACGTCTTCTTAAGTATCTTGTGAAGAACAAGCACTGGTCGCCATTTGAAATGGCACATGTTATCATGGAGATCCAGACTACCCGTGATATCGGTAGACAGATCCTTCGTCATCGTTCTTTCTCGTTTCAGGAATTTTCACAGCGTTATGCGGAAGTTCAAGAGATGAGTGAACCGCGCGAAGCACGATTGCAGGATACAAAGAATAGACAGAATAGTATTGAAACAAATGATTTGGGTCTGGCATTCGATTGGATTACCGTTCAAAACGATTTAATGCGAGACGCGCAAAATGCATATGAATGGGCAATAGAAAATGGCATCGCAAAGGAAGTTGCTCGTTCTGTTCTTCCTGAAGGTCTCACTATGTCACGCATGTATATGTCAGGATCACTCCGTTCATGGATCCACTACTGTGAACTTCGTATGGCCAACGGAACGCAGAAGGAACATAGAGAATTAGCTACCCAGTGTTGGAATATCATTACTGAACAATTCCCCTCACTTAAGAACGTATTAGAAAACAATCAATAAAAATTTAGGAGACTACACGTATGTCAGGCAGTAATATGTTACCGACACTATATCAAGAGTTCATTTATAAGAGCCGCTATGCTAAGTGGTTATGGGATGAAAATCGTCGTGAAAACTGGGATGAAACAGTTGCTCGTTATTTCAACTTCTTTGATGAACACATCAAGGAAAATACTGGATACACTGTTACCAAAGAAGAACGTAAGCAACTTGAAGATGCTGTATTGAACCTTGAAATCATGCCATCTATGCGCTGCTTGATGACTGCTGGTGAAGCTCTCAAGCGCGAGAATGTTGCTGGTTACAATTGCTCTTATGTTGCTGTAGATAATCCTCGCTCATTCGATGAAATTCTTTATGTTCTTATGAATGGCACTGGTGTTGGTTTCTCTGTTGAGTCTAAGTTTGTTGATCAACTGCCTATCGTATCGGATTCATTTCATGATACTGAAACAAATATCGTAGTGGCAGACTCAAAGCTTGGTTGGGCAAAGTCTCTTAAGGAACTTATTCATCTTCTTTATGCTGGCCAAGTTCCTCGTTGGGATCTTTCTAAGGTTCGTCCCGCTGGCGCACCGCTCAAGACATTTGGTGGTCGTGCTTCTGGCCCAGCACCGCTTGAAGACCTATTTAAGTTTTGCGTATCAACATTCAAAAAGGCTGCTGGTCGTCGTTTGACCACATTGGAGGCACATGATATCGTTTGTAAGATCGCTGAAATCGTGGTTGTTGGTGGTGTTCGTAGAAGTGCTCTCATTAGCCTTTCTGATTTGTCTGACGACCGTATGCGCGTTGCCAAGTCTGGTGACTGGTGGAAAGAAAATGTACAACGCGCTCTCGCTAACAACTCATTTGTGGCTAAAGAGAAGCCTGATGTGGGCATCTTCATGCGTGAGTGGCTTTCCCTCTATGAGTCGCGCTCTGGCGAACGCGGCATATTCAGTAGAGCGGCGTCTAGGAAGCAGGCCGAAAAGTTTGGACGAAGAGATCCGGATCACGATTTCGGCACCAATCCATGTAGTGAAATCATTCTACGTTCCAGAGAATTCTGTAATCTCACAGAGGTTGTCGTTAGAGGAGATGACACCCCAGAAAGTCTCAAACGAAAAGTCAAACTCGCAGCTATACTTGGTACATTCCAATCCACACTTACCAACTTCAAATACTTGAGCAAGAAGTGGTCTGAGAATTGTGAAGAAGAGCGTTTGCTTGGCGTGTCACTGACTGGTATCATGGACAATGAGTATACGAATGGTACTGGGGCTAAAGTAATACTTGATGGCGCACTCGAATCAATGTTGGAGGATCTACGCAATGAAGCAGTCAAAACTAACGCTACTTGGGCTGCGAAACTTGGTATTCCTGTATCTGCTGCTATTACTTGCGTCAAACCTTCTGGCACCGTATCTCAGTTGGTCGATTCGGCTAGTGGTATTCATGCTCGTCACAGTCCCTATTATATTCGTACTGTTCGCGCAGACAAGAAAGACCCACTAGCACTAATGATGAAGGACATGGGGTTCCCTTGTGAGGATGATGTGACGAAGCCTCAGCACACTTATGTCTTCTCATTCCCACAGAAGTCTCCTGATCATGCTGTGTTCCGTTCTGAGATTAGTGCAATCTCACAACTTGAAATGTGGTTGACTTATCAGCGTCATTGGTGTGAACATAAGCCATCTGTTACTGTGTCTGTTAAGGAAGAAGAATGGCCAGAAGTTGGTGCTTGGGTTTACAATCACTTTGATGAAATGTCTGGCGTATCATTCTTGCCATTCTCAGACCATGTCTACAAGCAGGCACCTTATCAAGATTGCACCAAGGAAGAATACGAAGCTCTTGCTGCTAAAATGCCTAAAGAAGTTGACTGGACAAAGTTAGCTACATATGAGAAGCAAGACGCAACAACCGGCTCACAAGAATTAGCGTGTGTAGCCGGTGGTTGTGAAATTTAAGGATAGAAAAATGACAAAAGAAGTAGATAAAATAAAATGTAACTACTGTGAGTCATCATACAAGGTGCTTTATGATTATGAAGAAACGCAGGGTCAACCTCGCTTCTGTTCTTTCTGCGGTGAAGAGTGTTTTGATGGCGATGAAGTGGAGTTAGAAAGTGATGATGAGTAAACTATGGAGATTGGTATTTCAACCGTATATGGAAGATGAATACGGTGCATACTATCATAGTGGAATAGGATACACAGGCGTTTCATATAGTCCAGATAAATATGCTAGAAGAAAACACTATGGTATTGGATATACAGGAGTTTATAATGAATGAAGATTGGACAGAAGGTTTTAAAGAAGGTTTTAAAATCGGTTTAGAAGAAGGTAAGAGACATCAAAATCTTAATCCCGTTCCATATACTCAACCTTATGTACCTTTAAGCTTGATGAAAGACAAGTGTCCAAAGTGTGGCATTACAATTAGTGGTGTTATGAATTATACTTGTAGTAGCATTAATTGTCCAACATTCTATCAAGTAACATCTTATGGTGCTGTAGGTGCTGTAGGTTCTACTGCTCTTGACACAGATGCTCTTGGCGCTAACGGTCCGTGTGGACCAACTGAACCGATTGACTACTCTAAGAGGTAACATACATACTCTCGAAAGGGAGTTTCGGTATGTGGCTTTACAACGAAAAAGAGATTGGTGATGATGAGATTGAAGGCTATGCCTCATTCGTGTACATCATCACCAATCTCGAAACAGGAAAGAAATATATTGGCAAAAAAATCTTCAAGTCGATCCAAAGAAAAAAAGTCAAAGGCAAAACGCGAAGAAAAAAAGTTGAAAAAGACAGCGGATGGAAATCGTATTTTGGATCTAACATCGTCCTGCTTGGAGATGTTGAGAAACTGGGACAAGATAGATTCCGACGCGAAATCCTAAAACTCTGTAAGACACGCGGAACAGCCTCTTACTGGGAAGCCAAATATCAGATGGAACATCAGGTATTGGAAAAACCAGATGAATACTATAATGAATGGATTATGGTAAAAGTTCATCGCTCTCACATTAAGAGCTAGTTATTTCTTAACATCAACATTCATTGAAGCCTTAACAGGCTTACCTGAGATCGCAGCACAAAGTTCTTCCGCTCTGATCAAAACCGATACCTCAACACCATTACTAGTCATTGTCAATCTTCCACCACGAAGAACGATTGATACCTGTTCATTTCTAATATTAGCTTCCATAGTAATCTCCTTTTCAGATATTTATCTGCGACAATAAAACATCTTGTGGAAATGTTGCGGCGCATATATACTAGTGTTCAGAACATTAGAGAGAAGGAGTCCTACCATGATTGCATGGGGAAGAGCAGTAATAGGCGCTATGAATGGTTTTAAAGATACCGGAGAAACTGGATTGACCAGAATGTTCCGTACAGAATACTCAAAAGAGTATCAAATGATGAAAAAGAACGGTTATGAAATTAATGACAGTTTTGTGAGAACATTCTTAGACATGAGAAAGCATTCATAAAAGTCAAAATGTAGTCTTCGTACTACTTTAAGTCGTTTAATGTAGCAGGTATGCACCAAAAGCATATCTGCTATTCGTTTTTAACCCTTGAAAAACCGACTTGCCGTTCTTATCTATAGTATATGATGCTGACCCACTCCCTCTATCGCAAGTTGTATCGCTTCTTTATTGGACCCATGCGTCCGATGCATAGCAGATATGCGTAAACTGCCCTTGAAAAACCGACTTGCCGATCTTATCTATAGTATATGACAATGAATGAGGATACCATGAGCTTCGTAGTTTTCGAGACTGCCACCACCCGCTACGCTGGGAAAAAGGCCAAGTATGACGATCCGATTTTCCCGACCATGGCTGCTGCCAAGTCTCACATGACGCGATTGATCAAGTCTGGGAAGTATACGGCCGAACAGATTGCCGTTGCCGACCGCAGCTACTTCCATGATGAGATTGAAGCGATTGTGGAGCGTACCAACCTCATGAGCGGGAAGCCGTTCTTTGAGCGTATCAATGTCCCTTACTACTGCTCGCCGTCGAGCGAAACTTACTGGAGCATGTAATGCTCTTCTGGGCATACCTTCTTCTACTATTCTTCATCTTTCTGTTTATCACTGAGGACACAAATGTCTAACGCCGAAATTCGTGATTTGTTTGATTCGAATCCCAACTTGTCTGTCGCGCACATTGCGCGCCGCACAGGCAAGTCTATCGCACAGATTGTCAAGATCCTTATGGAGAAGAACTAATATGGAACGCCGCGAATATAACGGTTGGACTAACTATGAAACTTGGCTCGTCAACATGTGGTTCGGCGATATCTTTACCGATATGCAGAACGAGCGTGAAGACACCTCGGCTCAGTCCCTGGAAGACTTTGTGACTTCCATGCTTGAAGATCAGGGGCAGCTTCCCGAGACTGGTTTCGCTGCGGACATTATGAATGCCGCAATGAGCCAGGTTGACTGGGACGACCTTGCTTCTCATTATGAACTGGAAGAGGAAGATGAAGAGCAAGCCGCGTAATCACGTGGCAAAAACCTTGTGGACACCAAAATTCCGTCCGCAAGTGACGAAGAACCCTAAGGCATATACTCGTAAGGAAAAGCACAAGGTGAAGTATGCGTAAGCCCTATATTACCTATAATGAAATTCCTCAGTTGATGCGTGAATATCTCTTGACCGTGGCCGAAAAGCGCGATATTATGGAGATACCGATTGAAGATATCAATTCCTATCTAGTGGGTCTTCATTCGTATTACAGCACACAGAAGGAAGAGTATTCGGAAGGTTGGATTGAGTGATGGTTTCATATTTTTGGGAGTTACAGCCAAATGCTGTTGACATGGAATGGGTTACCATATATACTCCTTACTATAGACACTTTTTGTTCTACGGAAGTAACGAAGGTGTTATGTTCGTTCCTGGTACCTATGCTGAAATGATAAAGGATTATGATTGATGACTAAGCTCCGCGAGAAGATTATCCTCAAGGCCAAAGGTAGTGCTTATATTGTCCAGTCACTCGAAAATCGAATTACGCCATTTGTCGGCAATGTTCTAAACGAGGGTGAAGTGACGAAGCTCCTGCTCGAAGCAAAGGTTTCTGGCGCTCTTACTGTCAAGGTTATCTAAGGAAAAATAAAATGGTTGATGTTTACGAAGGTTCCTTCTCTTCTTGGGAAGATGTTTGCCGTCAGTTTGAGGAATCTATACCTGAACCGGATGAAGTGATATTTGCGGTTTATGATCAGGAAATGTACGAAGGTTCGGCTGATGTGATTTATCGCGTTGGTGAACGCTTCTACTGGGCGTCTGGCTCTCACTGTTCCTGCTACGGTTTGGAAGAGCAGTTTGATCCTGAAGAGTATTCTGCTGAGTTGCTTATAGCGGCTTTGCGGCGCGGCCATCACTTTTATTGGGCAGGAGATCATGCTGACGCTCTCCGTAAGGAAATCATAGAGCGGGTTATCTCTTCCGCGTCTTATCATTGTGGGTATTGGGGCTAATGGCACTCGTCTACACCAAGACCTCTTCAGGTCGCAAAAAGCCATCTAAGAAGGTCTTGCGTCTCCGCGAGGAGCGTAAGACTTTTTTTTCAACCATTCTCAAGGACAAGCCGCGCAAGGAACGCACCCTAAATATTCCTGAGCGTGAAGTGAAGAAGCTGCCACCTCTTTCTAATTCGGTCGGTAATGGCTTCAAGCGGTCAGTAGATGACTATAAGTGGAAGCGCGACCGTGAGGAAACTGTTGCGACTATCAAGGAAATCGAGCGCAAGAAGACGCGGGTTGCTCCTGCATACAACAAGGGCGCTGTTCAATACTTGACAGATGGCACCGATCCTGCTACAATTGGACGTAAGATATGAGTGATTGGGGAAGTGAAGTTGAGGTTGAGCGGCGCAACCGTATCCGCTTGACCTTGGCTGCATATGCATATGAGTTTGATGATAATCCGATCATGTCCGATGCTGAGTTTGATGACATATCACGCAAGATCAATCCGGATATTGCGACAGGCAGCAAACGACATGACAAATTCTTTAGGGAAAAATTTGATCCAGACACTGGCATGTGGATTCGCCAGCATCCATTTCTTCGCGCAGTAGAACGGGCATATCGTTGGAATCTATCTAAAGGTTATTATAAATGAAGTTTGGTATTATCTCAGATTTGCATATGGAATTTCAACCGTGGCTTTATGAGCCTGAACCGGATCTATTTTATCTGAATGCAGGCGACACTCATCCGAATCCGTTGATGCGAGACTATTTTGAGTCACTGTATAATGGTAAAATCTTTTCAGTTAAGGGCAACCACGACTATTACGGACACTCTTTTAGGAATGCCGATATAGATTTTCCTGATCCGATAGAAGTTGAAGGTATCAAGATTGCTGGTGCCACGCTTTGGACTGAAATCTCTCCCGTTCGCTGGTGGAACTTCAAAGAGTATATGGTAGATTGTCAACAGGTTGCCGGTATGAACTATGATCGGTATATGAATGCCCATACAGTACATAAGCATCACTTGTTTGATTCTGGTGCTGATATCTGGGTCATTCATCACTTGCCGTCATATCAGTCGGTTCATGAAGAATATAGGAATTCTGATGGCAATGACTTCTTTGCTACTGAATTGTCACCAAAGATTCTTGATATGGTAAAGCCACCAAAGCTGATCGTTCATGGTCATACTCATAAGCAATGTGATTATATGATTGGCAATACTCGCGTTGTCTGTAATCCTCGTGGCTATCCGAATGAGAATGAATGGTACCAGAACTATAAACCTTTAATTGTGGAGATTGAATGATGGACATTCGAATCTATACTAAGGACAACTGTTCTTGGTGTGTTAAAGCGAAAGAACTTATGAACAACATTGGAATTCCATATACGGAACTCAAGCTCGGTGTGGAATTTACACGCGAAGAACTGCGGGAACTTATTGGTGAACATTTACCCTTGACAGTGCCGCAAATTTTCGTGTATAATAAGCGTATTGGAGGTTATGAAGACTTCCTTGAGTATTGTGAAAATCATGGAATAATTGGAACAACGGAATAAAACATGTATAAGATTGAAAAGAACGTGCCTATGACTAACAACCGTATTGACCTTATTGATGACTCTACCCGATATACTCAATACTATCCTTTGGATCACATGAAGGTAGGAGATTCGTTCCTCGTGCCTTTTACCAAGAAGCGGTTTACTCCGAAGAAGATTTGTGTCCCGTATGAAAAGGCCCGCGAGAAGGGTATTGAAATCTCATGTCGTACGGAATCACGAGGTGTTAGGATTTGGCGAATTGAATAAGTATGTAAGTGATTCGAATACTAAATATACTATATACATGATGCCCAAACAGTCCGATTGGCAATGCACTCTTATCGGTGGTCCAAATGGTGCTGTTTATAATCCTACAGAGGGTAATGAGCCCAATTGGTTCCATCGCAAGATGCAAGAACTTTGTTTTGGTTTTAAATGGAGAAAGATTAAGTGAAGAAGTTTCTGCTTACAATCTCAATGGTTGCATTGTTTGTTTCTCCTGCAATTGCGGGCAACAAGAATAATGTTAACCAGTTTGAAAACTGGCAGCACAACCAAGAGCAAACTTACAATTATAATTACAACTATAATTACAAGTACAAGAACAACAACGGCGATTGGTATGAGAACCCAAATGTTTGGGCGCCAATCGTTGGAGGTCTTCTCGGCGGTCTTGTAGAGCGTTCGGCACCTCCTCAACAATACTATGAGTATGAGTACCCACCTTGTCGGGCAGTTATCATGCCTGTATTCGTCCCCAGTTTAGGAGTTTATCGTAAGATGCCAGTACAGGTGTGCGACTAATGACCAAGAACCAGATTCGCGAACTTTTGCAAGAAACTATTGCAACTGTTACATTTGAGAAGACTGATGGTACAATTCGAGCAATGAACTGTACCTTAATTCCAGCCCTTATTCCTGTTGCATCTACAGAAGAAGGTTTGATTCCTCGCACTAAACGTGAGGAAAATTCTAATCTACTTGCTATATGGGATCTTGAGAAGGGCGATTGGAGATCGTTCAAGATTGATTCTATAAAGAAGATCGGTATTATGTATCCATTTGACAGAGAAGGAATTGTTTATGCCTCACCCACACAAGAATAGGCCTCGCAAGGGTCGTCGTAAGATTGGTAGTGCAAAGAGAAAGTCTCGCAACAAGAGGAAGTAACTCATGAGCAAGAGTCGAGCCGAAAGAAGACACCATCATCAGCGTATGTTAGATCGTGTTAAGTCTTTTCACTGGTTGAAAAAGAAGTTTTGGAACGGCACTGACGAAGATCGAGAGTTACATTACAAGAAGATGGCAGAAACACGACAAAAGTGTTCATGTCATATGTGTGGGAATCCACGAAAGTATTGGAAAGAAGAAACTATGCAAGAGAAGCGCGTAAAGGAAAATGAAAAGTTTGATGAGGATGAAAATGTCTTCTGATAACGGAATCTACATTCTTTCCACACGAGGTCCCGAATACAGGGTCGCGCATCATCAAAACATCGAAGAGATATATGGAACTTTTAATGATGATACATATACATGGAATGGTGATGAACAGGAGATGTGGAATTATTTCCATAATGCCCGAATGTTTACCAATCTCGAACAAGCCCTTGACTATGCCGAATTGATCAGCTATAATTATGAATATCTTGAGTATGGAATTTGTGTAATTTCCGATTTTACCAAGATTGACTTTGAAAGGCTGAAGGAAAAATATGGCAAAGAAGAAGCAGAAGACGATTCGCGGTAAGTTTGCGGACGAAAAGTATCTTGGTCAAGAACCAGATCTTCGTGGCGAAGTTACAAATGCTCAGATCATTTCAGCTTACAACTGGTACAATTATTTTTATGATGGTGACCAAGCTAAGGTTTGGATCGTTGAATACCTGAAAGAGTTTTATAAAACAGAAAAGGAACTTATCAAAAATGTCAACAGAATTAATTCTAATCTTTGCCGCACTAGCGGTTGGAATTGTCGTATATTACTATTGGGCGGCAACCTCCCACAAGACCTCCAAGATCGAAACATTGCCCGAATCAAAGCCCTTGCCGCCGGTGCAGCCAATGCCAGCACCGACTCCAGTTCCAGTAGCGGAGAAGGCATCAGCAAAGAAGAAGACGGCATCGAAAAAGAAGTCAAGCAAGTAATTTCAGTTCAGGAGCGTGTGACTAATCGCGCTAATGATTTGATTGCTGATATCGAAGGTCACTTGGACAATTTCTATCGCAATGGTACTATGTTCAAGCCCGTAGATTGGCTCTCTGCACAAGATGTTAAGCCGATGATCGCTCAGAAGATCGCGGATTATTATAAGCCTCTTTATGCTGAAATCTTTGATGCCCTTAACGGCAAGAACGATCAGCTTAGAGAGGCTTATTCTTCTTGGAAGAAGCCGAAGCTGAAAGCTTACATGGAATTTGTTAGGTCTATCATTTCGGCTGCTGAAACTCGCACAACTATTGTTAAGGCAACTCGCAAGCCTCGTAAGAAGAAAGAGAAGCCTGCATCAGCTCTCGTATCGAAACTCAAGTATAAGGTAAAAGATGAAACACTCAAGTTGGACTCAGTCGATCCGAAACAGATCATCGGATGCAATCAACTCTGGATCTTCAATACTAAATATCGAACCCTTGGTGTCTATAATGCTATGGGTCCTGCTGGTTTGTCTGTCAAAGGCAGCACTCTTGTAGGCTTTGATGAAAAGACCTCTCAGATCAAGACGCTGCGTAAGCCTGCCGAACAACTTAAGAAGTTGCAAGAGGGTGGCAAGATTGTTCTGAGAAAGTTTATGGACGAAATCAAATGTAAGCCCAAGACTGCAACTGGTCGCATAAATAATGAGACAGTTCTAGTAAGGATCATCAAATAATGACCACTATCGTCCAATTCCCTTCCAATCGTATCGTCCGAGAAGTAGCACCCAACATTGAAGAGATAGAGAAGGCAAAAGAAAAAAGCCTTCAGAAACATGCCGAAACGATTGTTGAAGATTTGATTCTCAACATCATGGATGCACTTGAAAATTATGGTATTGATACAGATGGCGATACTTTTGAACGAGACTTCACATTCGCTGCCGATGGCTTGAGGGCTACTGTATATCGCTCATTTAACATTGAGCATCCTCTTCATTCGTTTATAGATACAAACGTAACGGTAGTTAAGGCTGAAAGCTTTGATGACTTGAAAGAAAAAATCAAGAAAATCATTATTGAAGATGCCGAAGAAGTAGTTGACACAAACGAATAGCTACTATATAATAGTATGCTAAAGGTGATAAATGATACTGATTGATTTGAACCAAGTTCTAATTTCCAATCTCATGCAGCAACTTGGATTTAATTCCAAAATGCAGCTTGATGAGGATCTCATTCGACACATGGTACTAAAGTCTTTGCATTCCTACGCAAAGCAGTTTCGCGCAAAGTATGGACAGATTGTCATTTGCTGTGATAGTAAGAAGTACTGGCGAAGAGATGTTTTTCCATTCTATAAGGCTGGACGTAAGAAAGAACGTGACAGGTCCAATCTTGATTGGAATACAATCTTTGAATGTCTGAACAAGATACGTGATGAGCTAAAAGAGTATTATCCTGGTCGTGTAATTGAGGTTGAAGGTGCTGAGGCCGATGATATCATTGGCACTCTGACTGTTCGATTTGCTCCAAATGAAGAGGTCCTGATTCTATCGTCTGATAAGGATTTCGTTCAGCTTCAAAAATATCCCAACGTGACACAATACAGTCCCATCCTCAAGAGATATATCCAGTCTGATAATCCCCACCAATATATTAAGGAACACATTATCCGCGGTGATCGTGGTGATGGCATTCCTAACTTCCTGTCTCCAGACAATACTTTTGCAGCTGGCTCTAGACAGAAAGTTCTAAATAGTAAGAAGGTGACTGAATGGATTTCTAAGTCTCCAGAAGAGTTCTGTGAGAATGATGTAATGCTGCGTGGATATAAGCGTAATCAGTTGCTTGTTGACCTTGACTACATTCCCGTTGATCTTCGCAATAACATTATGGAAATGTATGACACTGTGAAGATTGGCAACAAACAAAAGCTAATGAACTATTTTATTGAGAAGAGACTAAGAAACATGATCGAAATTTTAGGTGAGTTTTAATGGCCAAAAATATGTACGAAATCTTTGACGAGTTTGAATCCGCAAAGACGAAGCAAGAGAAGATCGAAATCTTGCAAAAGAATAAGAACTTTGCACTAACGAACGTTTTGATGTATGCCTTCGATCCAAATATCCATTTTGTGTTTGACAAGGTACCATATTATAAGGCAGAAGATGTGCCTCCAGGTATGAGCTATTCGTCCATTCATCACGAATTGGATCGGATGTATCTGCTGATAAAGGATCATCCACGCACGTCTCCTAATTTGACAATGCAACGCCGTGAGCAACTTCTTATCCAGATGCTTGAAGCATTAGAACCACGTGAAGCTATCATTCTTATCAATATGATTCTCAAGAACCTTAAGATCAAGGGTCTTGATGCGAAGATTGTTAAGGAAGCTTTTCCAGGCTTACTTCCCGAGTAGTTTACAGTATGATCTATGGTCGAAATATGTTATGTGAGACTTTAACGAGGAACTCATATGTCACGAAAGAGACAAAGATCAAAACTTGCGAAGATAATGCAATCGAATGATGATGCAGCATACTATACAACCATCGAAGACTGTGTTAAATGGTTCAATATCATTAACCGCGAAATCTTCGATGGCACTCTTGCACCCCTTCACGAAATCGACATTCGTTGGAGACGCGGCGCCCACGCATACTATGAATTCTGGCTCGACACAAAAGATCCAGATTACATGTACGGAAAACTGTGCATGAACAAGCGATACAATTCCAAAAAATTTTTTGTAGAAGTCTTAGCACATGAGCTTGTGCACCATTACCAGTTCCATAAGGATCGCAAGGTAACCCATGGTGACACTTTCATGTGCTGGACGGAAACATTCAACAAGAGAGGACTACGTTTAGTAAAGGCTTATTGACATGAAATACACAAAGAAGATGCGAGACTATGATGATGAAGAACAGGCCGAGCGTGAGCTTAAGAAGCGTCGGCCAATCCGCAATTGGACCAAAATGTATAGCGAACATGCGGATGACATAGACGAATATGATGATTTTCATAATCACAGATTAAAGTCTTAACTTACGTAGTTTCACATATATGAGGTCGGTGCATGACAGATATGCAGGGGTTTACCCTTGAAATCCGCCGGTGCCGATCTTATCTATAGTCTATCAGAAACGGAGACTATCGCATGGCTATCGCTTGGACCGAGCAACACAAGGGTTTTTACGATTCCCAGTCAAATTGGGAAGGTGTAACACTTAAGGTTGAGCACGACCGAAACTACCGGATCATGTCCGACGTATGGGGTTCCGCAGACTGGGCCACAGTCTGGGATGAGGCCACAGCGTCTCCCAAGACCATTCTTGTCAATGTATACGATATGAATGGACCCGACTGGAAGCCCATCCAGATCATGGTGGACGCGACCGACAAAATCCGCGAGAAATACAAGCAATGGAAGATCAACCTGGAGTTTAAGGATCTGCTGGAAAAAGCCGAAGATGCGGCAATGCGGATCGAGAAAAATTGTATCGCAAAGGTTGTACGTGGCAAAAGCGGCAAAGGTACTATCGGGAAAGTTGTAGTGAAGATGGATGCAACTTACGGTATGGGCTTTCGCTCTTCCGTTGAACCGAAGCTGGCAATTGCCACCTCTGACGTTAAGGTAAAGAAGGCCTTACGCTCTGGTAAGGTTGCGGAAGTCTATCAGGACGTAGTTTGGGTTTGGGCTCGCAACTGCCAGCGGGTTGATGTCGTCCAGATTGACAAGGAAGCTCTCCTCCAGCAAGCTCAGGAGCGGGTGGTACGTACCCTCGCAGCCTGAGCGACCCGTCTCCAGCCTGCTCCTCCGCGTTCCTAGAGAACCCCAATGAAATCAAGCACTTAGCTCAGAATGAAAACCCAACAAAATCAAGCACTTAGGAAAAAGCAGGTATGTTCTGGATGCATACCTACCATGCAAAAAAACATGGATTCCGCCCTTGAAAAAGTGGGTTGCCGTTCTTATCTATAGTATATGACAATGAGAAAGAGTTCCATGAAGACCTACCGCCCGATCAAGACTGCCCGCGAAAAAGCAAAGTTTCACGCTACGGTTGCAAATCATCCTAATGCTAATATTCGATTGGCTGCCAACTATATCGCTGAGGCTTTTCAAGCGGCTCGCAAGGGAGATGTTTCCGATTTTATGACTTTCATTTCCCTCGCACAAAAGTTTGCTGAGGATGTTGACTTCTGCAACCCCGAAAGGAACCTTCGCTAATGGCCAAGTTTCGCAAGACCATTCCCGTTGACGCTTTGCTTGATTATGCCAACGGTTATCTCGCGGCCGATTATCAGGGCGGCGATGATCCCGCTTCGGTCGCTCGGCGCACAGGCATGATTGATCTGCTCGAAGCGGCTCTGCTCTCGGCTGGCCGATATTGCGGATACTCTTATCTTGATGATAAGGTGATCACCAAGTCCAAGCCCGGTATTCGCTGGGTTGAGGGTCAGGCACCGAAACACACCTTCCATGAAACCGATTGCACTCGACGGAGATATGCATAATGACTGACAAAGTACGGGTATTCGATTACCTAAACGCCCTGCGTGATTCCGGGATCACCAACATGTTTGGTGCCACTCCCTATGTTCAGCGGGTATTTGATATTCCGCGCAAGGAAGCAATGGATCTGTTGGTCGAGTGGATGAAAACCTTTGATGACCGATAATCTGCTTGACTGTATCCACGGAATGTCGTATAATACCTATATTGCCAGTTAACGAAAGGAAATCATTACATGGCTAGAACTAATGGCGTGCCTGCTCACCTTCGTGCCCTTGAGTTGTTCAAAACTCAGGTTACGGTAACTCCAGCCGAACTCGACAAGTTTGTTGGTGCCGGCGCATATGCGTCCAAATACGTTTGCTACCTGAAGAATGACGGTCATGAGATTACCGTCAACAAGCAGGGTCGCACGGTTGTGTCGTATACCTACGTGAGTGAGGGTGATTCGGCTTCTCGCTCTAACAAGTGGGTCGCGCCTGCAAAGCGCGGTGCTGCTCCCGCTGCTCGTAAGCAGAAGGCCACCGTTGTCAAGACTGCAAAGCCTGTTAAGGTGCGCCAGTCGAAGCAGACTGCACCCGCAGCTAAGGCCGCACGAAACGTTCTTCAGGAACGTGCGGATAGGGAAGCAGACGCTATCCTCGCTCAACTTGGAATGAAGGATGCCGGTGAAATCTCGCATGGTTCCTACTCTGTTGATCCTGATTGGGACTCGATGGACGGTATTGATGTGGCCAACTTCCTCAAGTGAGACTAAATATCTCTATAATAATCGGAGAAAAGAAATGCTAAGACGCTCGCTTTTAGCAGGGTTAACGGCCCTGCCTTTTTTTGCTATTGTGGCCAATGCTGCTACAACTCAACGCAATAACGCAACATGGAAGGTGCCTTCGGGCGTCAAAAAGATCCGTGTTCGTTCATGGAATCCAGACGGTAGTGTTGATTTGGATCGTACACTGAATGTTTCACCCAATCAAGTTTTTCGTATTGACGCAATTGAGGATTAAGCTATGAATGAACTAGATTTGCTTATTGGCAAGGTAACATCGCGCGCCTTCGCTATAGGTTTTGGACTTGGTGTTTTGTTTGTACTCTTCGCCGCGATGATAGGTTTTGGACTGCTAAGTCTTATTAATTGAGGACTAAATTATGCAATGGGTATTGATTGTTTTTGTACATGTTGGTATGTGGGGTAATACAGACTCAGTATCATTGACCAATGTGCCGATGGCTTCTCAGGAAGTTTGTGAAGCTGCTGGATCTCAACTTGGTGCTCTTGTTAGTGGTACCAAAAAGGAAATAGCCTACGTTTGTGTGAAGAACCAATAATTATGTAAAGGATTTTATTATGAAAAATAAATCATTAATTGTTGCCAGTTTGTTAACTGCTGTGACAGGTACTGTTATGCTTGGCGCTACGCCTGCCGTAGCGGCTGAGCAGGAATCTATTGAAGATTACTGTGATTACCCTCTTGTGAATCCTCGTTTGCCAGAAGACCCTTGTCTTCACGAAGATCATGGCGGTAACTATACATCGTGAACATTTTCGCAATCGATAAAGATCCAATCCAGTCTGCGATGTGGATGGTGGACAAGCATGTGGTCAAGATGATCCTTGAGACCGCACAACTTTTGTCCACCGCTCATCGCGTTCTTGATGGCGAACAATATATTGACAAGACCAAGACTGGTCGTAATGTCAAGCGTTGGCGTTTGCCTGATGAGCGTGAGCAACACCTATATTCGGCCACGCATGTATCGCATCCTTCGGCTGTGTGGTGCCGCTCATCCAACAACAACTATAACTGGCTCTATTGTCATTTCTTAGGATTGCTGGCCGAATACACTCATCGATATGGCAAGGTACATAAGTGTGATAGCATGAGTGAATGGCTCATGAGAACACCTCATAACATTCGCGTGTTCTATCTAACACCTGTAACACCAGCAATGCCTGACGAATACAAAGTGCCAAACGATTCTGTCGCATCCTATCGCAACTACTATCGTGTGGCTAAGGCAAGGATGCACAAATGGACAAAGCGTGAAACACCGGAGTGGATCAATGACTGACTATGAAACAATACGCAAGGACATCTATGAGAGTTTCCATG